ATTTTCATATTATTGATACAGAAACAAGGGTACTTACACCAGTAAGAAACCCTTTAACTATGTTTACTAAAATATTTTATGATGATACCAAAGGTGTACCACAAATTAATAAAGAAAGCCTTGAAGATCATTTTGTAAAAGTTGTAGTTGTTAATAAAACAGATCCTTTTAAGTTTGATAAGTTTATTGATGCTATTCAACAAATCAAAGTACATGAATTGAAGATAGCAGAAACGTTTGACGAGTTTATTGGTGCAAATGTTTTGGATGATAATATCAGTGTTGAAGATACTACTGAACTATTGGATTCATATATTGAAGCTGTGGAAACAGATTTAGATAAAGATCGCATGAAAACAACAATGCGTAGTCTATATGTTGAAGCACAAGATAAGGAAATACTATGATAAAATTTAATGTTGTTCGTTGGAAAAACTTCCTTTCAACTGGTGATACATTTACGCAAATACAGATTGACAAATCACCAAGCACATTGATTGTAGGCGATAACGGTTCAGGTAAATCAACACTTCTTGACGCGGTGTCATTTGCTTTATTCGGTAAACCCCATAGGAATATCAATAAATTGCAAATGGTAAACAGCATAAACAATAAGGGTTGTGTTGTTGAAGTTGAATTTGAAATAGGATCTCATTCGTTTAAAATCGTACGAGCCATTAAGCCAAATAAGTTTGAAATCTGGCAAAATGGTAATATGATTAATCAGGCCTCTGCATCAAGAGATTATCAAAAGTATTTAGAACAAAATATTTTAAAACTTAATCATAAATCATTTCATCAGATTGTTGTACTTGGTTCAAGTTCTTTCATTCCTTTCATGCAACTACAAACATATCACAGAAGAGCTGTGATTGAAGATCTACTCGATATTCAAATCTTTACTAAAATGAATATGATATTGAAAGAAAGAAATAGCGTACTACGTGATGAATTAGTAGATGCTAATTATAATCTTGATCTGACAAAAGAAAAAATATCACTACAGAAAAAATACATTAAAGATATTACAGAACTTAATGAAGAACAAGCTGAAACAAAACAAGCAGAAATTGATGAAGCAAGAACTGAAATAGAACTACTTAATGAACGAATAAAAGACGCTAATGAATATGTAATAGAACATCAAGATCAAAACAATAATGCATTAAAAGAACTGCATGACAAAAAACAATCTTTGTCTCAATATAAGTTTAGGTTTGAGCAACAGATTGGAGATGTTGTAAAAGACGCTAAGTTCTATGAAGAAAATAGCGAGTGCCCTACATGTTCGCAAGAAATAAATGAAGACTTGCGTAATACTAAAATGGATGCGGCTAAAGCTAAAGCAAAAGAATTGAAATCAGCTATAACTAAAGCAGCAAATGAAGCACAAAACGTTAATACTTTGATTGATGATCTGAATACAATTCAAGATGAAATTATATCTAAACAACAAGATATTCATTCAAATAGTGTAACTATTGAAAGATTACAAAAATCAATTACTACACTTCAAAACGATATTGAAGGACTTACCGGAAAAGATGGTGATTTAGGTAAAGCAAATAAAGACCTAACAGACTTACAAGAAAGTAGAGATTCATGGGCTGAAAATAAATTAAAGCTTATTGAAGAAAAAACTTATAATGACGCTGCTGGCGAGATGTTAAAAGATACAGGTATCAAGACTAAAATCATTAAAGAGTACCTGCCAGTAATGAATACTTTGGTTAATAAATATTTAAGTATACTTGATTTTTTCGTATCATTTGAATTAGATGAAAATTTTAATGAGTCAATAAAATCGCGATATAGAGATACCTTTAATTATTCTTCGTTTTCCGAGGGTGAAAAGCAACGTATTGATCTGGCTCTTCTGTTTACTTGGCGACAAATCGCCAGGATGAAGAACTCAGCCTCTACGAATCTTCTCATTCTCGATGAGACTTTTGACTCGTCGCTCGATCATGACGGTATTGACAGTCTTATGAAGATTTTGGGTTCCTTAGAAGAAGGATCAAACGTTTTTGTTATTTCACATAAAGGAGACTTACTAGATGGAAAATTTAGATCAAAGATCGAGTTCGTTAAAGAAAGGAACTTTTCCAAAATCTATGAAGGCAAAATTAATTAGTTACTCACAACCACCTAAGGACGCTGATATTGACTTAGCCGATGCAAAAGAGTTAGTCGCGTACTGTGCACGTGTAAGTAACCCAGACAATCAAAATAATAAAAAGACTTCTGAAAAACTACTTGCATATCTCATTAAACATAAGCATTGGTCACCATTTGAAATGGTAAGTGCTTGCCTTGAGGTAGAAACCACACGAGATATCGCACGGCAGTTCCTGAGACATCGAAGCTTTAGTTTCCAAGAGTTTAGTCAAAGGTACGCAGACCCCACTAAGGACCTTAATTTTGTGATTAGAGAATGCCGTCTGCAAGATCCAAGCAATAGACAAAATAGTATTACTATTGATAATGATCCAAATATACAGTTGGATCTGCATAAGGTTGAACTTATAACCGAATGGCAAAGACGACAACACGGTGTTATTAATAGAGCTAAAGAAGTCTATGAATGGGCTGTTGAAAATGGAATTGCAAAAGAGCAGGCACGAGCAGTATTACCAGAAGGTCTTACCGTAAGTAGGTTATATGTAAATGGCACGTTAAGAAGCTGGATTCACTATATTGAACTTAGAAGTGCAAATGGCACACAAAAGGAACATATGGAACTAGCAGAACTTATCGGCACCGTGATAGGTGAGGTATTCCCGTTCAATCAACCGGCATATAGAACTCCAAAAGTGTGACATTTTTGTCACAATAAATGAAAAAAGTGAAAAAAATGCATTTTACTGCAGATTAATGGTGTACATCTGCGGAAAAACATGGTAGAATGTATATATTAAATGGAGAAAAATATGGTAAATATAGCAGCAAAAAACACCTTAGCAAAATTACTTGCCAAAGAAGGTATTACTGTTCAGCACGGTAATTATGAAACAGCTTACTTTGATGTAGAAAATCGAGTACTTGGTCTTCCAGTTTGGAAAGATATGGATAACCTTTACGATTTACTTGTAGGTCATGAAGTTGGTCATGCTTTATTTACACCACCAGAAGGTTGGCATTCAGCAACTCAGGAAATTCCTGGTTGCCCAAGACAATTCGTAAATATTATTGAAGATATCAGAATTGAAAAGCTTGTACAGCGTAGCTACCCAGGTTTAGTTCTTTCATTTAAAAAAGGTTACACAAATCTACATGATCGTGATTTTTTCAAGATTGGCGGTATTGTAGATATTTTATTTAGTCAATTCAAACTTATTGACAGAATAAATATCAAAGCTAAATTAAGAGATATTGTTAAAGTAGAATTTTCTGCTGAAGAAAAAGTTTTAGTCAATGAAGCATTTGCAGTTGAAACATGGGAAGATGTTTTGGCAGTTTGTAAAAAACTAGTTGAATATGCTAAGACTGAAGAAAAGAAAGATACTCCTCAGCCTGAACCAACACTTGAAGATTTTGCTCAAAAAATGATGTCTTCTGAATCAGCACCACAATCTAATGATGATAACGGAGAAAATGATGATACGAATACTCAAGAAACTTCTGGATCTGATAAAGAAGAAGGTCAATCAGGCTCAGACGAAAATGATTCTGAGGAGAGCGGACAGGCTGATAGCGAAACACAAGCTTCAGAAGAAAATGGAGATGCTGGAAAAGATGAGCAGGGCCAGTCAAGCTCAGAAAAGACTGATGATGCTGGAAAAGAACAAGCGGATGATGACGGAGTAGCTGGTTCAAACGACAGTGAAACAGAAGAAGAAAAGCTTAAGTCAATTACTGATACAGCTCAAAGACAATCAGAAAAAGAATTAGTTGAAAGAGATAGACACGATAATCCAATGGATATCGTATATGGCTTAACAGATCAACAGTGGAATGAATCAGTAGTTTCATTTAAAGAGCTAGCCGAAGAACGTAAAAAACTAGAAGGTTTTTTCGGTGTTTGGAGAAAAGAAGAAGAAAATCATTTCAATGCATTTGAAAGTGAAACCAAAAGATTTGTACAGATTATGGCAAAAGAATTTGAATTGAAGAAAGCAGCATGGAGATCAAAGCGAGCTCAAACTTCAAGATCAGGTTCTTTAGATGTAAACAAACTTTATAGCTATAAATACAATGACGATATCTTCAAAAGATTTGTATCTATGCCAGATGCTAAAAACCACGGTATGGTTCTATTAGTTGATTGGTCAGGTTCAATGCATGAAGATCTTGGTTCAGTTATCAAGCAAGTTCTTAGCCTTACAGCATTCTGTAAAAAAGTAAACATTCCATTTGATGTATATAGCTTCACATCAAAAAATTCAGAATTAAAAACACCTTCCATTCAGCATGTTAAGCATGATGATCTTCATGTAGTTCATATGCTAAGCAGCAAAATGAATAAAGTAGAATACAATGAAGCATTCAGAGCTTATGCAAAAATTTCCTGGGTATTCAATGCCAAAGGTGGATATGCTTCTGGCACAGTACTTACTAAATTGGAATCATTAGGTATGACACCATTGAATGCAGTTCTTACTTACATTCCAACTCTTCTTGCAAAGTTCAGACAAGAAACTGGTGCTCAAAAAATTATCTTTACATGCCTTACAGACGGTGCAAGCCAAAGTGCAGATTCAGTACAAAGTCTTGGTGGATACGGTGGAAGAAAGTTCATCGTAAATAATAAACTTCTTGATACTACTAACAAATTAGAAACTGAAGTGCTTCTTGAAAATATCAAAAACTATTGTGAAAACACTGTAGGTTACTTCCTTACACGAGGTAGCAGACATAACTTTCAATATGCTCTTCCAAGTGAAGATAATAAAAGACTACCTTGGATGGAAGTTATAGAATTAAGAAAAGAATTCTTAAAGAACAAAATCCTTCATTATAAAAACACAAAAGGTTACGGAGACTACTTTATCTTAAGATCAGATAAAGCTTCCTTAAATACAGATAATGAAGACTTTGCAGTAAGTAAAGTTGCCAAAAAAGCTGAAATTACCAGAGCTTTCAAAAAGTTCCAAAAATCAAAGAAAGGTAACAGAATCATGGCAACTAAATTTGCTGAGGCGGTAGCCTAATGAATTGTGATAAAAATGTCACAGTATTCAATAAAAATGCAAAAAAATGCAGCCAACTGCAGATTAACGGTTTACATTCCCCTCAAAATATGGTAGAATGTATACATAAAATAAAAATTGATGGAGAATTATATTATGGATTTAAATTTTGCTCAAAAAGCTATAGTTGAAAAGCTAGTAGCAGCAAACCCTGGAAAAACTGAATTTTTTCCAAAGACTCTTGTCGCTATCGCCGATGAGAATGATATTCCTCGAAGAGAGGCATATAACATTGTACAGTCCATGCCAAAGGTTAGGCGTGGTGTTTATAACCTTTCAAGTGTAGTATTACCTTTCATTCAGAAAGATGCTACTCCAACAGAAAAGCCAATGCCAACTTCTGTTCAATCAATTCAAAACAGCGAGATCTTTGTTCCCGCTAAAGATCAATATTATGTTCCTTGGGGAAACTTCAAAGATATTGAGAACATTGTACGTTCCGGTATGTTTTACCCAGTTTACATTACTGGTCTTTCCGGTAATGGTAAAACTCTTATGGTTGAGCAAGCATGTGCTCGAACAAACACCTCATACATCAGAGTTCAGATCACACCTGAAACTGATGAAGATGATCTTATCGGTGGTTTCCGATTGGTCAATGGCGAAACAGTTTTTGCCGAAGGTCCGGTTATCAAAGCTATGAAATCCGGTGCTTTACTTCTTATTGATGAGCTTGATCGTGGATCAAACAAAATCATGTGTCTTCAAGGTGTACTTGAAGGTAAGCCAATCCTTATCAAAAAAACCGGTGAAGTGGTTTCACCAGCACCTGGTTTCAACGTAATCGCTACTGCGAATACAAAAGGTAAAGGATCTGACGATGGTCGATTCATTGCAGCTTCAATCATTGATGAAGCTTTCCTTGAAAGGTTCACTATCACAGTTGAACAACCTTATCCTTCTCTTGCAATTGAGAAAAAGATTGTGCTTAAGCACATGGAAAAATTTGGTAAATCTGATCTTCAGTTTGCTGAACTTCTTTCACAGTGGTCTGAAACAATCAGAAAAACTTTTGAAGATGACGGCATTGATGAGTTGATCTCAACTCGTAGGCTTTGCCACATTGTTCAAACTTTCTCTATCTTTGATGATAGAATGAAAGCAATTCAACTCTGTGTAAACAGATTTGATAACGATACCAAGGAAGCATTCCTTGATCTTTACTCTAAAGTTGATGTTTCAGTTACACCAACTGAAGAAAATATTAACCCTGATCCAGTAATTGATGATATATTGGATGAAGCACTGGAGAATGCCGATGTATAAGTTTAATGAAGGAGCTCTAATCCAAGAGCTCCAACAATATATTGATGCTACCTATGAAGGTCACTATTCAAAAAACAAATTTCAGTCAACAGAATTTATTATTGACTGTGGCCATGGCATGGGTTTCGCATTAGGTAACGTTTTAAAGTATGCACAGCGTTACGGTAAAAAAGACGGTGCAAACCGAAAAGATCTAATGAAGATATTACATTATGCAATTATTGCAATGCATCAGCATGATCTAAATGAAAAAGAAAACGAATTGCCAGAACAAGAACGAGCAGAATGTGATTTTGCCTCTTGGCCTGTACCAATACAGTATAAATATAAATTTAAACATGGAGCAAAAAGTGAAACTAAATGATGAAACACGTGAAATACTAAAGAATTTCTCTACAATAAATGCGAACTTGGTTGTAAGGCCTGGTTCAACAATCTCAACAATGGCAGAAACAAAAACTTGTTTGGCCACTGCCACTGTGGCAGAATCTTTCAATAATGAATTTGGTCTATATGACCTTAACGAGTTCCTCAGTGCTATGAGCATGTTTGACGATCCTGAACTTGATTTTGCAAACGACAACTTGTCCGTCTCCATCAAACAAGGAAGTCGATCTGTTAAGTACTTTTTGTCAGACACTACTACATTAACTTCTCCATCAAAACCCGTAGTAATGCCTAGCACTGAGGTCCAGTTTGTATTAAGCGCTGATGAAATAGCGTCTATTAGGAAAGCGTCAAGTGCTCTTGGCGCATCCGATATGATTATCAGTAATGGTGATGTTGGAGTAAGAATCACTGTTACAAATTCTAATGATAATACCTCAAACCAATATAATGTTGAAGTTGCAGCCTCCCAGGTTCCTTCTGAAAATTTTAAATTGATTTTATCAATTCCAAATCTTAAGATTATTCCTGGTGATTATGCGATCACGCTGTCTTCAAAACTTATATCTCATTTTAAACATACAACACGTCCAATTGAATATTGGATTGCGGTTGAAAAAAATTCTACTTATGGAGAATAATATGACAGAAGAAAATCCACAAATAGGCGTTGGCGATCTTGAAGCCGTAATTCAAATCATTGATGCATGTTCACAAAGAGGTGCATTTAAAGGTGATGAACTCGCTTCAGTTGGCAATGTTAGAAATCGTATTGATGCTTTTGTAAAAGCAAATAAGCCTGCACAACCTGCAGATGAAACACAACCTGAACTACCATTGGAGGATAATGATGAAACCGGGTGAAGCAATTCTATTGGCTGCTAAAAAGCAAGCCGAAGGAGAAGTTGAAGTTCATAAAGCGAACATTCAAGTATATCAAACAATGCCTGCTGGTATTGGAGAACATAGCGATATTGTAGAAGCAGTTATTGCTGAATTAGATAAATTAGCCGCAGCAAACGATCGACTTGAAATGATAAATAGTTATTTCAAACAATCAATTCTTAGTGCGGAGAAATCGCTACAATGAAGAAAACACTCGCATTAGGTTTATTTCTTGCATCTTGTCATCCAGTAAATGCACAAGATAATGTTAATCTTAATGCACAAGTACACGATCACTACAAAACTGTTTTTATACAAGAACCGTATAAAGTACAAGTATGTAGAGACAAAGTAATTTCCGGTGATAAAACTGGTGATACTTTAGGTGGTGCAATCCTAGGTGGTTTAATAGGAAAAGCACTTACCGGACAAGATGATGGCGCTAAGATAGGTGCACTATTTGGCGGTATCATAGGGCATGACAAAAGTAACGCACAAGGCGGTACTGCAAGGGTATGCCAATATGAAACACGATACAGAGAGAAAGCAAATACTACTTACTCTCATTCAACAATCACTTGGCGAATGAATGGAAGGACATACCGACTAAACTTCCAAAAGTGATTTATTATTATATTATGGAGAATGTGAATGACTGATTTTTTATGGGTTGAAAAGTATCGCCCAAGAACAATAGAAGAATGTGTGCTTCCAAAACGTATGAAAGATACTTTTGTTAGCATCAAAGAAACTGGTGAACTTCAAAATATGATGTTTACTGGTAGTGCAGGTGTTGGAAAGACCACAGTTGCCAGAGCCCTTTGTAATGAACTTGAACTCGATTATATCATTGTGAATGGTTCGGAAGAAGGCAATATTGATACACTTCGAACTAAAATAAAACAATTTGCGTCAACCGTTTCCCTTCAGGGTGGTTATAAGGTTGTTATACTTGATGAAGCAGATTACTTAAATGCTCAATCAACTCAACCTGCTTTACGTGGATTTATCGAAGAGTTTTCTCAAAACTGTAGGTTTATCCTCACCTGTAACTTTAAAAACAGAATCATAGAACCATTACACTCAAGATGTAGTGTATATGATTTTTATGTTGCTCCGAATGAGCAACCTGAGATACTTGCCGATTTTATGAATCGGGTATCAGATATTCTCACTAAAGAAAATATTACATTTGACAAGAAAGTACTGGCTGAACTTATTATGAAGTATCGGCCTGATTTTCGTCGTGTAATAAATGAGCTTCAAAGGTATTCTGTATCAGGCACAATTGATACAGGCGTCTTGGCTAATATGTCTGATGAAAGTTTCAATTCACTTGTAAGTTCTCTTAAAGATAAAAACTTTAAGGAAATGCGTAAATGGGTAGCTAGTAATATTGACTTGGAACCATCTGTAATCTTTCGTAAAATTTATGACACAATGATGGATAACATACAACCTAAGTCTATTCCACAGGTAGTTCTTATTCTTGCCGACTATCAGTATAAGAATGCATTCGTTGCAGATCATGAATTAAACGTTGTAGCGTGTATGACTGAAATTATGGCAAGCACGGAGTGGAAGTGATGGGTAACTTTATTATAAGATCTGCCTGGTTTCTTTTAATATTAACTTTTTTATTCTGGGATGTAGATGGCACTACGATATTTGAAAGTATTGTTGCGGCTACTATAAATATATTACAATGAATCCATTCCAATATTTAAGTGCTATTAATGACACGAAACAGGATATTATGGTCGACGATATATCAGAAAAGCAATACAACGCTTTTATGGTTAATCGCGGGCTATCCTATTTTTACGACACTGTGTTACTTGCCAATGAGATGAACCAAAGGGCACACCTTGATAATCGTCTTCAATTTGATTTTTTTATAAATACTATAAGAAAAAAGAAAAGATTTAGCAAATGGATGAAAGCTAAAGAAGAGGATAACATTAAGGTTGTCAAAGAGTATTATGGTTATAGCAACGAGAAAGCACGCCAAGCTTTGACAATACTAAATGATGATAATATTGAACAGTTAAAAGCAAAGGTGTATAAAGGTGGAACAAGAAAATAATGAGAGTTGTGAGTGGACTCCGGCTATGATGCTGGAAGTATCACTTAACACACCGGATGATTTCTTAAAAGTAAGAGAAACACTAACAAGAATTGGCGTGGCATCACGTAAAGATAACACACTTTATCAGTCGTGTCATATACTTCACAAACAAGGTCGCTACTTTATCACGCATTTTAAAGAACTTTTTCTATTGGATGGAAAGCCATCTAATCTTACAGTGAATGATGTTCAAAGACGTAATACAGTTGCAACACTTTTATCTGATTGGGGTCTTATCACGTTTATTGATGAAAAACAAGCGGAAGATAAAGCACCATTAAGACAAATAAAGATTATATCTTTTAAGGATAAAGATCAATGGAATCTTTCACCGAAGTATAATATAGGCAACGGTAAAGTTTAATGCCATGGCCCAGAAAGAACAGACCGCCAAAAGGGCGGAGGAAAATTGGGTCAGCAAAAAGAAAAACTAGAAATAAACGTAAAACTAGGAAATAAGTTTGTATAAATAACTTTGAGTGCCGGATGGTCCGGGCTCAATATTAACCCTTGCTAGTTATAGGAGGAAAAAAATGACTGGTACTTTTATGTTCCCAAGGAACGCTTTTTTAGGTTTCGATCACATCTTCGATGAACTCGAAAAAATCACAAATCACGCAAACGA